TCGTCTTTAACTCTTAATGACGCTTGATTCCATACGTTCTGTGGTACGCCGCCTGTTGACGGGTCTTCAGTTTCACCTGCCGTGCCACTAGTACCTAAACTCGGTGCGCCAACGCCTAACGCTTGTGATAACGCTTGTGATCCAGGTGAGGCTTGTGTTTGCACACCTGTGCCGTAATTATAAGACGATGATGCCGCCCGTTGTTGTGGCGAACTTAGTCGTGTTGAGGTCTGTTGCGCCAATGAGCTATATGGAGATTTGCTAGATGATGATGTGCCAGATACTAATTGGTCTGACAAATTTGTACTAGAAATGCCAAATAAACCAGTTAAAGTTTTAGAAATATAAGGTGAAAGAACACTTTTTGCTGCGGACGTTATTTCTTTATCTGATTTAGCGGCGGCAGCATCTTCTTTTGCGGTGTCTAAAACGGGAACAGGATTACCCTGTTCATCTAGCAAAACATTACCAAACGCATCGTATTGATATTGTGGCGGATCAATTGCGCCAGTAGCAATTAAGCCAATTGGGTCTTGATTAAATGTTGAAATATTGCTGCCTGAAGTATCTTTAACTCCTGATACACCGCCAATACCTTGACCTAATATTTCATTTAGCGCACCAGAAAACCCGCCCACTTCTGCGCCAACCAAAGCGTTTGTGCCGCCAATTGCACCGGTTGCACCGCCTGAAAGTGCGCCACTAATACCTTTTGCCAAAATATCAGCAGACGCTTTATCAAGAACATTTGATAAAGAACCTGATATTGCGTCACTAATATATGGAGCTATACCGCCAGTTACTCCACCGGTCGCTGCACTGGTTAAAACATTTCCACCACTCAATGCTGATGTCAAAGCACTTTTAGCAGCACCAACAAGAACTGGCGCAGCGGCTTGTGCGCTTTCTGCTGACAATCCTAGCGTCATTAAACCGCTTTGAGCTAAACCAAGTAATTCAGGCGCAGCAACGGCGGCCGCAATGCTTGCTGCTACTTTTGCAAAATCTACAAGACTTGTATCAGGAGTTTTTGCTTTGGCAACGTCTGTTGTAAATCCTGCTGGCGTTTTTGAAGCATCGTTCCAAGTCCAATTGCTAGATTGAACGGCTGTGCTTGCACCGCCAACCGGAGCAATTGTGCCATAAGAAGCAACAACTTGACCGGTTTGAGGATTAACAAAAGATGTCGGTAAACCATCATACGTTGTACCGCCTGGCTTATAACCTAAACTTAAATAATGGTTAATACCTGCCGTAAAACTATTTGTATCACCAGGAGTATTTGAAAAAGGCACACTGCTTGTTGCAGCAGATGTTGCCATATCTTTTACAACATTGTCGATGCTGCTATTAGAATAATTATTAACCACGGCAGCCACAAAATCAGGTGGTGCCGGTGCATTAAACATTTGCTGATATGCGGTAGCAACAGCGTCTGGCGTAACGGCTTGTGGCGATGGTTGACCAGTAAGGATCGCTTGTTGATCTTGAGCTTGAGCAGCAACATAATCAGGGTACGCATTTGTGTACCAATTCGGATCGTATGAACCATCGTTGCTCATGTCTGTATGCTCATAATTTCATTTTTTTTTGGCGGGGGGGAACGATTTTTAATTACGATCCATTAATGTTGAGGGCAGCAGCAATTTGTTCGTGAATATACAAATGAGATGCGATCCAATCATAAAAATCATCCTCCACATTCCAGTCTACATCGAGCATATTTGCAGGATTATCGAGGCCTAAAAGGTTGGCAAAAGCCTGATGTTCATCCTGATGAGAGAGCAACCAATCATCTAAATTGTCAGGATTTGCGTCCATTAAATCGTATGCAGGGACTAAATAACCTGATTGAGCCAGCGTATCTCGGAATACTTGGTGTTGTAAGCCGTTTTCAAAGAGAAAACCGCTCAAAGAGTCAATGTCACCAAATTCAACCGTCGATAAGGCCGCATAATCCATTACTTATCAACCTTGGTGTCCAACTTATCAAATATCTTTTCAAGCATGGCTTCAATCTTGTTGTACTGAGATTCCATGTCAACTTTCTTGACGTAATTGCTTGGCAAATCAATCTCAATCTTCTTAATGTCATCCTTGAGATTTTGTACAGCGTCCCACAATTGGCGAAAGAACCAACCCGCTACAGGTAAAGCAACACCAAACGCAAGGTTGATAATCTGTTGCCAATCCATGTTTTACACCGCATAGTATGGGACTTTTACAACAGTCCCGTTAAGGTTAACTTGTATGTATCCTGCTGGCACTAGCGGCAGACTTGATGTTGCAAAAGTAGCCGTTGATGATGTTGTTGATGTGGCGTTAACCACTTGCACGTTTACCGTACCAGACGGAATAGTCACGTTAGCAAGGGTTAAGTTACCAATGTTGGTGACAGTCGAGCCTAGAGCAACAGAAGTGTTACCAATCGTTGCTGCGCTGTTTGTTAAGTATGAATTAGGAAATGTTGCCGCAACAGACGTAATGTTTGCACTAGCAAACGTACCGCCAGTGTGTGAAACAGTATTGATTGTTCCACCCGTAATCACAACAGCATTGGCGTTCTGGGTAGCCATCGTACCCAAGCCTGTGACGTTAGCCGCAGGAACAGTACCGCTTGTAATTGTGACGTTTGCAAGGGTCAAGTTGCCAATGTTAGTAATTGTTGACCCAAGCGATACAGACGTATTGCCGATTGTGACTGCGCTGTTTGTTAACTGGCTGTTTGCAATGCTGCCTAACGTGCCGCCTAAAGTCAGGTTGCCTGTTGTTGTGACGTTGCCAGTTAATGTAATGCCGTTAACAGTACCAGTACCGCCCACTTGGGTTACTGTGCCGTTACCACCGCCACTACCGCTTGTGATTGCTACTGTCTTTAACATGGTCTACATTCCATCGCCTGGAGAAATATAAATACTTGCGTTACCACTTGCCGTGATGCCCGTAAAGTATGCGTTTGGTACAAATGTCAAAATTTCATCTGTGCCTGGCAATAAAGGAAACGCTGGTTGTGAACTAGTCACAATTACAGCGTTGTTTGCAGCCTCGCTTGATGATGAGCCATAACCCAAGAACACCACTACGTTGCCGGTATTGATGATCCGGTACTGGTTGCCACCAATGGTGCTAGAACCGCATTGAACAGGCGTAGGAGCCGTTGTAGCAGCCAAGAACGTGACTGTGTTACCAAACTTAGTAAAAGCGTTTGTACTCATGCTGTTGCTCCCGTTGGCGCAACGTAGTCAGGGTCATGCGCCCATTGAACAGAAGGCAGCGCAGCTAATTGAGCCGTGGTTGTACAAGCGTTGATTGCCGTGATGTAGTCAGCAGCCTGTGTGCGGATGGTTTGACGCCATGTGTTCCATGCGGGCGCTACTGTGCCGCTTGTCTCGACAGCCTTGACTACCATCCAGTCGGTTGGGAGCAGGATTGAGTAGGCAGCAGCGTTTGTTGCGTTGACCGCATTAGTCTGACATTGGGCTAGGTCTTTAGGCGTAGCGGTGTAGTTGATCTCGACGACTGTGCCATTGTAGACAGGTGCGTCTTGGCTGACCCAGTAGTATTGGTCGTTAGGATATTGACCGTAGACCACATCAACCATGCCAATAGCCGCTTTTTCTTCGGGGCTAGATAGGTTGCACCAGTTGGCGGGGTATTGAATGTCGTCCCACTCAAAGGCTGTGCCAGCGGGGATTAGGAGGGCGATAACGCCGTTACTGATAATTGCAAACATAGTGTTCCTCAGAAGGCTAGGCTGTTTTTAAATGGGTTAGAAGCAAAGGCAGCGTAAATGTGCGTTTCACCGCTTGCGTTTAAATTAGTAGTTGCTACAGGCAAATAAAAGCCATTTGATGTAACAGCCACCGCATATGCGCCGCCACCTGAATATTCCGCACCTGAAGTATCAGGATACAAAACGCCATTAGTACCAATGTTAAACGTGTTTCTTACAGTATCCCAAATAATCCAATCTCTAGCCGCCGTGGTTGACTTGATAAGAATAAATTTAGGTTGAAAACCGCAATACACAAATGGGCCTGATGTTGAACCGTTGCCTAAATAAGACCCCATCGCGCTGAATCCGGCTATGGGTGTCCAGCAGTAGGCAACAAGTGTTGAGCCACTAGCATTGGTGTCTGTAGCCGTGCCAACAGTAAATACGCTTGATGTTGGTGCTGTGTTATTCCAAGGCGCAGATGATGTGTTTGTTGAATCAGTAGTGTTTAAATACAAACGACCAGTTGCCCCAATTGAAGAATGATAAACATCCCAGTTTGCAACTGCATCTCTACGCTTAACAACAATCCAACTAGGCGCAACCCCCAACCCATGCCCAACAGTAGCAGCAACACCCGTACCTGTGTACGTCACCACACTAAACCCAGCAGACGCATTAACGCTAACAGTCGATGTGATTGTGCCGTTGGTGTTGCTTGATGTTGAGCCTTGTCCTGCTTGCCATTGCCAGCCGACAAAAGTGTAGCCGCTGCGGTTGTAATCCGTACCTGTACCTAGCGTAAATCCGTTTGAGTTTAGTGAAGTAATATCAACAGAAGAAGTTATTTCCGAACCTGTTGAGTTAGATGAAAGGTAATAACTTAACCCACGAACAGAATCACCCCAAAAATGTTGGTCAGCTCCGCTACGATTTTTGCCCCAAACTAAATCGGGTTTAAAACCACCTGCATTAGTAATAGTCTGTGTTGCGCCTGTTCCTGTCCACAACGTAGCATCCATCACCTTGTTACCCGCCAAGATGGTGCTTGTCGGCAAGTTGTATGTGTTCAGGGCTACAAAGCCTGTGGGGGGCGTGTAGGTGAAAGGTTGTTGACCGAAATTGATTGAGCCAGCAACCGTTGTACCTGACTGGTCTGAACTTACTATTGGGAAATACGGGCCTGTTGTCAAACCTGAATACGCTGTGCCTTGGCTAGTATTATTCTTATAAAACACCAACGTACCTGCGTTTACATCTAGCGCAACGCCTATTACATCTCCTGAAGTGTAAGTAGCCCCATATGCCGAGCCTGCTGTAGCAGAATATTTAAAACCGTTTTGTGAGTAATAAACCCATGAGGTTGTAGATGATGCGGCTTGTACGCTCATTGATGCAGAAGCATCGCATATACCCATAAACAAAGGGCCGCTTGTTAGTGTAACTTCCCAATACCATTTGCCTGAAGTAACGCCAATAGTTCCACTAGCTGCGGGGTTGCCTGTTGAAGAAAACGTCAAGTTTGCGTTGCTAAGTGTTAAAGCGTTTCGTAACGGATTTAACACAGCAAAGTTAGCCGCAGTCGCAGACGTCAACGTAGGCACATCCGTCATGGAGTCATACGTCACGCCAGCCGTGATGGAGATGTTGTTAGTCGTCCAGTAATTGCCGTTGCCGCTAAAGTCTTTACCCAAGCCTACGTTTGATGATGTAGTCAGCGAGCTATTGTCTGTGAACGGCAGATAGAAACCGTTTGTACCGTATGTGCCTGTGTACCGTGCGGGTTGCCATACGCCTGTGAGAGCGTTGGTTGAGCCGAATGAGGATGGGGTTAGGGCTTGACCGTCGATGAAGTTGACTTCGGTTAGGTAGCCGTCAAGGTAATTGGTAGTAAAAACACCGCCTTTACCTATCGCATGACTTGATGCAGTATTTAATTGGGTATTGTAGTTTTGTGCGGGATAAGTTGTAGAAGAAAAAGCCGTAACTTGTGCGCCGTTTACATATAATTTAAAACGATTTGTAGACGTAGCTTGAGTTGTATCAATAGCAACAACAATGTGATACCAAGACGCTACATCACGAAATAATTGTGAAGTAGCAAAATATAATGATGCGTTATCATCGAATTGAAAGTTATCTGTATCCCCAAAATACATTAAAGAATATGGGGTTGATGTAGGTCTACTTGCCAACACTTGTTGAAACGCACCAAGTTGCCCACGTTTTACCCAAAAACTATATGTCCAAATTTTGTTGTTTGTTGGCGTTGAAAACGTCCGATTCAAATAAGCACTCGCACTCGCCCTAAACCGCAGCGAGCGTGTGAGGTTGTAGCCTGTGGATAACCCACTACCGGATTTAGATGCACTAAGCATTAGAACACCTATAGTCTATGTTGTATAAAGCGTAAGGCATCTTAATACCTTTTTTTAATCTGCTGCTTAATAATGTATATGGAATGTCAGCAATCCTAGACCACTCTGCAATCGTATGTTTTTCATCACCATATTCATATCTTGCATTGTTAGATTTGTTGTTTGCTTGTTCAATGTTCGTTGACCATTTGCAATTTTCAGGCGTGTAGTCACCGTCATAATCAATTCTATCAATTGAACAGCCGTATGGTTTTTCTCCCATATCAGCATAAAAATTTTCAAATGAATTTATCCAACGGTCACAAACTTTAATTCCACGACCACCGTATCTTGAATAATCAGGATTGTTTTTGCTATAACAACGTTTTTTTAATGCTAACCAAATGTTATGTTCTGAAGTATTAGTCATCTTGTGCTTAGAACGTCTTTGTCTAGTTGTTTCTACACGCAAACATCCACAAGATTTTGTATATCCAGTACGCAATGAAACACCTGCAATATGTGTTGTGTTTCCACAATCACATACACAATTCCAACCGTATTGTCTGCCTTTGTTAGCTCCACGGCTAACCACAGTCAAACGACCAAATCGTTGCGAGGTTATATCAATTGCTGCGCCCATTAGTAGTTTTGCCCATTCGTAATGCCATAGGTATTTGTGCCATCGCAAAAAAAACTGAATATATCAATTTTTCCTGTAGCACTTGTCGGTGTTGGTGTTGTACCACCCGCCCACTTGAGCGTACTACCACCCGCCCATGTCAACGCATCAGCAGCCGCATACGACACAATGATAGTAAAACTCTTACCCGCAACACTTGATGGCAGCGTAATAGTCGTTGCCCCAGACGTTGTAATCTTTTGCAACGTACCGTTTGTCAGCGCAACAGTTGTGTTGCCTGTAGCCGTATACAGCGTTTCAACGTAGTTGGTAACAGTCGGGTTAGTAAAACTTGCACCAGTAAGTGTTAAGTTACCAAGTGTTGTGGTCGTATTGCCAAGATAGACAGCCGTGTTACCGAGTGTGATGGCTGTCGCAAAGTTACTATCCAGTTGGGATAGCGGAATAGACGTTGTTGCCGTAGCAAAAGTATATGGGACAGCCATTTAGAACCTCACTCTTAATTCGTGTTCAAATTCAAATCCATTCACAGTAAACCCTGGGTTAGATGATGTTACTGTAATGCCAAGATATTTTCCATACTGCGACGCATCAGTCTTATATAACGCATAACCAATTTGACCCCAACCAATCGTTGCACTCGAATTATTCGTCCATGCAACAGTCTGCAAATTGTTGTTAATCCAAGTCACAAGGCTAGTCAAAATATACGGTGGGCTTGATCCTGACTCAGAATCAATTGTTGCGCTCATTGTGATCGAACTGGCGTTTGTAGCTGTTGCCTCAATCCCCATCTTTAATGCTTGCTTAGTGCGAATAGGATCACCCATTGGCAACAAAGCGGTTTGGATGCGACTGGTGATCGCAGCACTTGTACTTTGATATAGTTGATACAGCGTTGTGCCATCCGTACCAAATAACGTAATCTTGCCGCCTAGTGGGATAGATGTGATGTACGCTAAGTTATTGCCTTGAGAAGTCAAAAACCATTTTTTCTCAAAGAACACAGCCTGAATATAACGATAAGACTGCGTAAACACCGCGTCATAGTATCTAAAGTTAAATGCAGCACACAAAATGTTGTTAATTAACACTTGTCCGGCGTAAATCGGATATGTGAAGTCAATATTAGGGAATATGCCGTCTAGCGGGTCTGAGAGCTTAGACGTTGTTGATCCCACCAACGCATACACGCCATAGTCGTTCAAAAACAACACAGAACGGAAATACGGAAATATGGCGTATGGACGCTTAGAACCAACAGATGCCGACACGTTGGTGTTTGTAAACAACGTAATACCGTTGGTGTTCACATTAACGTTGGAAATCACGTTAATTGAGTCATCACCAAAGATATACAAGAAATTGTTCGCAGAAAGTATCTGCTGAATGTTTCCATGCAAGGTTTCGTCTGTTAAGACAAAACTTCCCGCCGATACGCTTGTAAAGTCGGTGTATGAGTTTACTGCGCTGTAATAAATGGTTCTGCCGGCTGCAATCCACACTCGACCACTAAAAGACGCAATTCCAACGTTAGAATCACTATTAACAATGCCTTTAAGGACTGCGCCAGTCCCGCCGCCACCTGAAGCCGTAACAACTAAGTTTGCAGCGTTGGTGTAGCCTGAGCCTGGGTTTGTGATAATGACTTCAAGAATCTGACCGCCTTTAAGCACCGCAGTACCGGCAGCACCTGTTCCGCCCCCACCTGAGAACGTAATCACCGTATTGGCTGCATTTGTGTAACCCGTACCGCCCGATACCACGACAGCCGAGGCCGTGCCGGTTGCAAACGTAATCACACCCGCAATAGCCGTTGCACCTGATCCCCCACCGCCAGCAATCGTAACTGTTGGCACACTATTAGCGTAATATCCCGAACCACCGTCATTTAGTGATACAGTTTGTACAACGCCAGATAAGACTGTTGCTACGGCATTTGCTTGCGTGCCGTTTGTGTCATTTGGGGCGCTGATTGTGACAGTAGGAACGTTTGTATAGCCAGAACCACCGTTAGTCACAGCAATAATACCAACCGAGCCAATATTGACGACGTTGTTACCATCCCATGAGTAGTAACCCTTAGATGGATCAAGAATCAATAAGCGCTCATTCTTCCATTGCGCAACTTGCATACCAGCACCGCTAAAGGTACCGGCCGCAGCCATGTTACCTACAGCACCAGTTGTTGCGTTGTAATACTGTGCGCTACCGTCTGCTTGGAAAGCCACGGCATAGTCATTTAATTTAATGTTGGCAGAGGATAACGTTGTTGCGGTATTCGCCCACACAACCGTATTGCCGCTCGAGCTAACAGTAGAGTAATTTGGGATGACTTTAAGGTTTGCATAACCAATAGGCTGCACATTCTCAATCCAAGAAAACTCATCTTCTTTGATTGCAGTACGATTGGCTTGCGTATCAAGTCCTCGAAAGGTTTTGATAACTTGATACGACTTCTTTTGCTCTGCCGCAGCCATTTCTAATTGATATTGCTATAAAGAGATGGAATACGACGCGTAAAGACTGTGTTCAGCACAGACCTTGCGTGGTTCAAATACTCTTGCTTGTAAATCTCTGATTCACCAAACGATTGTTCGTAATACTTAGCCAAATACGCTGCGTAGAACTTTACACACGTTGTATACGGGTCTTGAATCGAATCTGCAACGGTTGGCGCAGTCAATGTCAATGCTGTTGGCAAAATCACCGTATCCATCTCAATTTGATAGACTTGATCAGGTACAGGGCCAAGGTAAATTGTGTTTTGACCGTACACAGAGAAGGCTTGCGGCCGACCAATGTAATTCTGCCAAAACCGCAGCCGTGCATTGAAATCAGACCATGCAAGATAGTCCAACGGGACGCGCGTATTACCCCAGTACAAGTTGATATTTAAAATATCAAGCGTGTACTGTCCTTGTGGCAAAGTTGAGAACGGTATCTGCTCAACGTTAGACACATAGGTTAAACCAACACCACCGTTAAAGAATTCAGTAGACGGTGGATAGTTTGAGTAGTTATTTTGATTACTTGCAGGGTACGGGGGCGCAGTTGAGCCGCTTGTACCTGCTGTGGTCACTTGATACACAAAAATGTTTGAGAATACAAACTGATTTAAGTTGTATGCAGTGGAGGCTGCCCATGCGACAGGATTTGTCGCAGTAACACCATTAATTGTTGTGCCTGGAGGGGGCGGCACTTGAGTGACTTGGATCGCACGCAATGCACCAGTGTCCCGCACGGTTCGTTCACGCGCGGAATTGATGTAATCGGTTAGCTGCTGATCCGTGTAAAAATTTGCATTGGCATCATGCAGCAAACGTCTAACATCCGTAATGTAACCGGATAAGTTTTGTGACATTTACTTTCCATCATTTACGCTGCTGAGAGGACTTTTCCCCCCGCAGCCCTGACAGGCCGCAAGGGTACTGGCTCCACGATCGGGGATAACGAATCGTTCTTTTTTGGTTTCTCTGTATGGAATTCCCACTTAGATAAACGCGCAAGGCCTTCATCTAATTCATTTGCGGTCTTCACCCATCCGAGCCTAGCCAGAAAAGGTTCTTTGTTTTCAATACCGTAACCAAAAACGTGCTGCGCCACCTCAAGCGGTACTTCTACAACTTGATTTGGTAAAAAATCATAAAACACTCCGGCATAGCCGTCTTTGAGTTTTTTATCAGAACGATTGATTACAAATATTGAAGACATTTAGAAACTCACTACATCGCCATAAACACGAATATCAACAGTGTTTGCGTTACCGCTTGCAGTGTTAATGTTCACATAAAGAGCTTGTGTTTGAAAACCGGTTACAGCAGTATTTGCACCGTAAGCACCAGCAATCGTCAGGTCTTGCCATTTACCGGCAGCCGTCAAATTACTTAACACCACGTTAGCAACAACAGCGTTGGAAATGTTACCGTCATTGCTTGTCGTGATCGACACGTTAGCAGACGATACAGAACCACTTGGGTTTTGTACCGTAATGCGACGAACAATAACTGAACCAGAACCCGCTGTTGCGCCAGCGTTAGTCAAGCCACCACTTAACAACGGAATAGCAATAGTTGCATTTGCAGCCGTGTTTAATTGAGTAGCTTGAACGACACCAATACGACCATTTCCAAAACTGTCTAAGTAATACTGACTGACTGAATCTGGATTAGCCATTATTGTTCCTTAACTTGTAAAGGTGCTGCCAACAGCCTGACCACCATTAACTGTAGCCAAGGTAATTGTAGTGTTAGTTGCAACAATAACGTTTGCACGGAAATTTACACCGTCAGACACAAAGAACGAACCAGTATTGTTAGCAATAAAGGTTGACCATGTTGAGGGTGTTGTGCAAGCGGTGTTGGTGTTGTAAGCCGACACTGCTTCGATGGTAACGTTCGCAGTTGGAAACAACCAGTACGTTCCGGCAGGAACCAACACTGTGGCGTTGTTAGCCGACAGAGTGGTGAACTGTGGATACGCACCAGGAGTGTTTGCCCCTGCGCCTGAAATAAGGATTTTATTTAAACCAAGTGCCATGACTGTTCTCCTTAGATCGAGATTGAGTTGTAGCCAGACACACGGGTCATCGACTTGGGCTTGGTAGAAACCAATTCCGCAATCATCAACACCGCACCGACGTAACCAATCTGCCAGTTAGGCAAGGTTGACTCAAAGCCGGTAAACACAAATGAGCCTTGCTCATGAATGTACAGTGAGAGGTAATTGCTGTTGATGAAATAGACCGTGCCTTCTGGGCAATATGGATCGGGATAGATTGGCACACCGGCAACCATCAAAGCGCGAAACGCTGCTTGTGGGCCGTTGTTATCGCCATCAAATCCGTGGCCTGGGGTAATAACATACTGTTCTTGACCAACGTAGTCTTGAGCAAGCAATGTCCATGTACCAAAACCGCACACACCAAACGTCGGCACTTCTGCGCCGTTCTTCACGGTGCCTGAAATGTACTGGAGGATGTTTTGACGGGTTGGGTTAACGTTACCGGCCGCATAGACTTTTGACTTCCACCAAGTGTAGGTCGAACGGTTGATGTTACCGTAAGTCGTTAGGTTAGTACCGTCATCAATTGCACCAGGCAAACCAATAAACTGTTGGGTGTTGGTGTAGTTGGTGTACAAGGCTGTAGCCATTGCATCCATCATCACGTTAGTCGCGTCATTCATACGCGCTTCGATCAGAGGAATAATTGCGTAGTCTTGCTGAACCGCACCTTCCATCCCTAAGAATGGTACTGGAGCAATCATCAGTTTAAGGTTGAACTCAGCGTTAAACGCACCTTGTTGAACTGATGGCTGGTTAAACGAACCAGAGTAATCAGACCACTGTGCATTAACGAATTGTGCGCCCTGAACTGGGACTGTGACTTGGCTCACACCGCCTGATGCTTGCTGACTGTTTGCAATCAAAGCAGCCATAAGGGGGGTTGAGTTGTAAAGCTGAACAACCAGCTTGGGTATAAACGCTCTGCGCGTAACGTAGGTCAGTTCGTTGTACTGACTTGAGCCACTTGCAGGTAGAATTCCGCCGCCAATAGGCATAATTAATCTCCTGAATTAACAAACGGCATAAGCCGCCCAACAAACTTATCCCCTAGAACTGCCACTTAAATTCCAATTGGCCGACGATTTCCGCGTAGCTCGTTTAGGGCTGCCGCTGCCTCGTTGCGTGCTGCACCGATTGGATTCTTCATGTACTTCGATAAATCAAACTTGCCAAGTGCGCTTGGGTTGTATCCAGTAGGCGTGGGTTCTGCGGATTGTTTCATCCAATCCCAATACTCAGCCGCTGTTTCGTGATCTGGAATACGTTTTTCAAGCATCACTTTCTCGATTTCTTTAATGTCTTCGTCGTTACGGGCTTTGCCGTTTGCAATCAGTTTTGCACGCTTTTTCTCAAGCGACTCTAATTGACGGGCTTCCATGAGTTCGCCGCGAATCTTTTCATTCTCAGCGCGCATCTGTTCCAAAGCAGAATTTGTTTTTTCTTCCAAATCCAACTCAGGCACCGACATACTTGGACGCAATTGCTTGACCAGTTTCAGAGTTTCTTTCCGTGTGGTTGGATTGTCTGATAAATCTTTCATCAGCATTGCGAGTTGGTCGCGTTGTTCTAGTGAAATGTCTTCTAAACTCATGGCTATCCCCTAACTGCTGTTAAATAACTTTTTTGGTATCGCCAGGACGCGACATGGTCATCATGTTTTTGTATCCGGCTTTCGGTGCGGAGGTTAAGCCGCCAAATTGTGAGAAACGTGGTGTATTGATAATCTGACCATTTTTTTGGTTGTTATCAGTAGGGTTGCGAGGAGCCGAAGCACCTCTAGGCTTAAAAAGATCCACAATAATTCTCCTAGTGAAGATTTGACCAATTTTTTCGGTCAATAATGTCAGCTACAGATTTACCATCTATTCCGTAAATCTTCCCTAACTGACGAAAAGAAAATTTACCCGTATCATAAACATCTCTAATTTCATAAACTTGAGATGGCAATAATTTGTTTTTACCATGATTTAATCCGCTTGCGTGATTTCCACGTTTGCGTAATTCACGGTCTTTAGCATTATCTTGATAACTACCAAGATACAAATGTTTTACATTGACGCAAGACGGGTTATCACAATGATGCAAAACATACATATTGTTTGGAATCGCACCATTTTTTTGTTCCCATGCAAAACGATGCGCTAATACCCAACGATTTTTACCTTGAATTCCTAATTTGCCATAACCAAATTTATTAGTTGCGGCAGTCCAATAATGACAATCTGCAAAGGGAATATATTCAACCTTTGCATCAAATCGTTGTTGGATAGATGAGCTATTCATAACGCTTTACATTGGGGGCGGCATACCGCCGCCTGGAGGGGGAGGAAGTCCACCGGCACCGCCTGGGGGAGGTGGAGGAGGAGGGGTAGAAGCAGGGCCGCCCACGGGTGGCAACGGTTGTGTGCCGCCAGGTGGCAATCCAGGTACTAAAGGTGCTTTGTTCATTGCTTGCATCTGCGGTGACATACCGCCAGCCTGTGGCAGGTTTTGCAAGAGTTGCAAGATTTCTGACTGTTGAAGTTCGCCAGTCTTTGCTTTGCGCGGCCCGATCACACCGGTGATAGCGCGGATTGCTGCAATGATCTTTTCGCCTTCAGGCGTTTGAGAACCAATGGCTGGCAAGGCTTGTTCAAGCATATCTTGCGCCATGCCAAGATTAATCATCGAGGCTTCACGGTTTCCCATCTTAGGCTCGGGAGTTGACATGGGTGCGCCCATCGGAGGCGTTGCACCATCAGACATTCCCATTGTGTTATCAGCGGGCGGGGGCAAGCCTCCAGGTGTGGCTTTGTCTTTTTGACCTGCCATCAACTTCATCAACTGATCTGGTGGTACAGCCATAATCAATTCCTAAGTAATTTGCGACAGAATAATCCTCTGTACGCGTTTGTCAAGAGGGAGGGTGATTTTTTTGGTTCCCGACCCTCCGGCAGGACTAGCGGCTACACACAATTACTTGCGTGATTTACGGCCTTTGCGAGCTTTACGCATAGTGCACTCCTTGTAGAATGACGGCCACCAAATTTAAGGGAAGGCAGCCAAACCCTTTTATACCCTGAACAGGTATTCTTAACGACAGCTTTTGCGAGCTTTGCGTGCCATGATATTTTCCTATGAACGTTTGCTACGACCGTAACTTCTTGTTGTGACGTTACGCGGTTCTTTGATTGCATTCACACGATACTGCAAACTCGGTGAATTTTCACCTCTTTTTAGGGACTCAGTAGAAACCCTAGGTTGATCTGCTTTAGGTTGTACTTGATCTGCCATTACGCCGCCTTTGGAACCGCTTTAGGCTTAGGCCCACCCTCTGGTTTAGGTGCAGCCGCCTGTTTGGCTTCCATTTGTTTAAGTTGATCTTTTAACAATTGTTTCATAGGTGGTTCTGTCAGATCAATAAGCGACTCTTTGCTAATTGCCCCGACTTTATGCAACTGGAAGGCTAATTGCTTAGTATCTTCAGTGAATATTGGCGAATTCGAGTGTGCATCAACTTTTACTACATAATCTTTAGTAAATTGTTCTGCAATGAACGGCACACCTTCTGTATCTTGAAAATGCGTCGGATCATAAGCTTGTATGAGCTTGAGATACAACGTTGCAACTTTTTCAAGGCTGTCTTCAATGATAAGTGCACGTTTCTTAGCGCGGCTTGAGCCTAAACGGGCTAATTGACTTGCGTGGCCGGTAGAACGCACACCAGCCTCGCCTTTGCCGGATAAAACGTTGCTAATACCCGACACTTCGCTAAACATATCATCAATTTCGTGAATGACTTCAAACAGATTGCTTGGCATCTCAGGTGCAAGACGCTCGACCTTAGAGTTTGGCATATCGCTTGCAAGCAAACCACCGGCACGGTTAAGAGAGAAGTTCTTCTCATCTAAGATGCCAGTAAAGCCTGACAATGCGGTGGGCGGGTTCACTTGTTTGGATAGCAAGTCTAAGACTTCAGCCATACGGTTGTTACGCAAGGCTTGAAGCAATTGCAGCTTTTGAACCTCTGACGCACCCCAAAAATAATCGTACAAAGGGTTTGGACAGAGTTGCGTGAATGGACATTCGCCTTTTAAGAACAACGATGCGCCTGGGCGGTCATAGACAATGACGTCGGGACTAGCCATCGTAACAACCTGATAGTCCATTGTGTCATCGTTCCACACCCACAGCTCGTGCATCTCAACGGTATCTTCTGCAATACGCGCTTTGTAACGGTTTTGGCCGTACAAATCCATGTTGACTTGGCCATACATGGTGGGATTGCTTTGAGAAAGCACAATCCGATTCACCGCATCGGGGATGTCAGACTCAGATACTTTGATGCCTGTGGTCACGCGCTTGACAATGGCTTCGCGCTTAGGATGCGAGTATAGGCGCGAGTACAACTCAGAGCGAGTAATGTAATAACGCTGGCAAATAGCTTCTTGCCGGTTGGTATAAGGCAAGTCCTCGCGCAGCACACCCATTGCGCTTGGTTCAATCATGTACGGGTGAATTCCGTTGTTGTAGACCAGTTTGACAAAGGTGGTGTTGTAGACCAGCGCCCAAGTCAATGCTGTTGAAAATACTTGGTCAGCATTGCTGTTTAGCCATTCGTCGTTAAGTGCCAACGTAAGGCTTGGTGTCTTGCGGTGTTCATCGTGCTTGACCGCAGCACCCAACGCGATACTAAAGCGGGTGCTTTCTGCGGAATACAAGAAGGATGTGAGTTGGTCAAGGTGCGGATTGACTTTGTTAAAGTAAGCGGGAGGCTCTTCAGGCCCCGCGCCAAACAAGTAGTATGCACGATTAATCGCATAATCACCTTTGCGCTCTTCTCTAGACACCATGCACTTCCGCATTAGGTCTAAGTAGACAACCTCGCGTTCACTAGGTGATGATGGGATTCTCATTTTTTGATCTGCAAGTTATCAGGGTCACGCATTGTAGCCCGTGGATCAACAGTAGGCCCATTATTGATCCCTGCGGCACGCGGTGTCAAGCTAGTAATTTCAGCTTCTTTGCCTAAAGACGGTCCAACAGGTCGTGCAAACTGGCCGGCCAAGATGGATTGCATATTCATCCCTTGGAACCCACCGCCCCAGACCGCTGAGTCACCAGCACGGGCTTCGCGCGGCGCGTCCGCTTGCGGTTGAGGTTGGTTTTGGGCATCTTTGCGGGGGCGGCCTCGCTTTTTGGGCGTAGCGTATTTTTCGGCTTCGGCGTACTCTTTTTCGCTGAACTTGTTGTTACGGGTGAGGTAACCGGCTTGGTTTTCACCGGCACGGGTGGACTTGATGTCTGACATTCCGAATTCGTTGGCGAGTTGCTTAAGTTGCTTGTCGGCGGCTTTACTTTTATCGCTTTTAAACCCAGGAGCCTGGAGAAAAACTTGGAGAACATAATCGGTACACCCCTCTGGACAAACGGCCTCATAACCTTCAAAGAAACCGTGTTCTTGACATTTGTAATCGCGTAGTATGCGTGACATATTAATCCCCTAACTGGTCTGCAAGTGTGTCTGAATAGTCTGCGCGGTTCTTGATCCCAAGTTTTAACTTGATCTCGCCCCCAACCACTTGTAGTCCATAGCCGCGCATTGCTAAAGACTTAGGGGTCTTGCGGTACTGCACAAACTTTGTATTGTCTTGGTTCTTCATAATCGCCACATGGCCACCGCGCCATTCATCCCAACCTTTGCTTACCCGCCGCTGAACGTATTCGCTTAAAGGATGGGTTTGCAAGAGAAAGACACGTTCTATGTATTTCTGATCTATACCACAAAGTTCGGCAAACAATTTAATGCTAATGCCACGGTCTTTATCAGACAAGAATCTGTGAATTATTTTCAGCAATTCAGCTTTAGTGTGGATTGTTTTCATTACCATAGACACCAATCTTCTTTAAATAATCACCGACGTTACGCCCGACAGAGAGTTGTTCAGGCGTAAAGTTTTGTTCAACTTTGGATACCATGCGGCTAATCTTTCGTCCAATTAACTGAGGTTGCACCTGTTCGGCAAAAGCAGCAGCGGCCAAAGCACTCGCAATGACGCGATCATCTTTATTGCGCCCAGAGGCTTCAATCGCCCCGCCATCACGCACCACGGTCTTCATCTCTTCAATGGTATCCATATCCAAAATATCCATCATGCCGCGCTCAAAATAGTCTTTCATGTAGGACAGCATCCGCTCTTTAGTCGCCGAGGTAGTCAACCATCCCATGCTAGAAGACATCCCGCCTAAAGAGTCGTTCTTTCTCCAGATGTAGTTGGTCATCGACGCATAGACGTTCATGAGTGAGGCACCCATAGAGTTACCCATGTTGGCAGCTAGGCGCTTGAGATTACGGAGTTCGTTAATGACGGCTTGACCTGGTCCATTGACTTCAAGGTTAAGCGTAGAGTTCTTATACGCTCCTGCCAAGTGGGCAATGACCCACGCAAATTGATAGGTGTTCATTTCTGAGGTGGCAAACGCCGCCACTTGTTCCAAGCCATCGGAATAGGCGCGATACACTTGGATGCAAAACCTGTCAGCCCAATCAGAGCTACCGTAAGCAGGGTCAGCACCAATGACGTAGTAGGCCGTGTCAATCGGTTCTTCCCAGACCTTGAGAGAAGCAAGGCGTTCTGTAGACTTGAGCACGTTGGTGTCTTGAAAGTTTGCACCAAAGGAGTAGCGGTAGTAGTCGCAGGTTGTTTTCTTAGCAATCTTAGCGGCATCTGTGCACCTAGCGTTTGAGAAGTATGACGTACCGGTCATCACAAAGGCGTAGTCTTCAGTAGGTGGAAACTCTTGGTACATTAAAGAGTCATCCTTGATACCTTCAAGGAGTTTCCAACGCCACCACGCAATCTGGCGCGAGTTGATTTCTACACCATAGAGTTTCTTAATGTCACGCACCCATTCTTTTTCTTCACCTGTCAGTCTGCCATCCCAATACACTTTGTATGTCTGACCTTCAGGGTCCAGTGAATACAGTTCATTGCGCCACCAGCCACAAAAAATGGCGCGCTGCGTGCGTGCTCTTTTACTAGTGGTATACATATCGTGGAACATATTAAATCCACGGGCAGTAGACTCAAAGATGTACATTCGCATTGGGTTGGTTTCAGCCAAAGACGCCAGTAGTGAGGCAAGTCCTTCCTCGTCACCCCATGACGAAGTTTCAGTCCCATGTAGGAATGTGATTGCTTTTCCACGGCC